AAGGATTATTAGAATCATAAATCATCTTCCATGCTTGTGCGGCACTCATTTCTTCTTCTCTGCCGTCTTCATAATCAATCGTTAGCATTGTGCCACGTTCCTGATTTTGAATAGCAGTATACTCCAATGAACTAAACAGACCCTCCCATAGCACGGGACCTTCTACTGGAGCATCACCTTCTTTGTATCTAGGCTTTTTCTTTGCAAGTTCAAGACCTTTCTCTTCCATATACTGATTAGTCAAAGTCTGTCTGACTTGTCCTACGATAGTCTCTGGAGCCATGTTTAATGCACGAATTGTTGAAGGATAAAGTGAGTTGATATCAATAGAGCCTATCCACTCATGTAGTCCTTTCTTAGGATTCATTACATAAGCACCTGCCGCTTGACCTTCACTAACTGTATTAATATTCTGTCTTATCTTGTTGGGTACAACTACACCACGTTCATGTGCTTCGTTCATCACAGCCATTTCAATCATAGCAACTGAGCCCATGACAGTTGGAAGCAATACAGTATTCTCATGTGCTAGTTGATTAGCAAGTTCTAAGAACTGTAACTTATCATCTAGTTTCTTAAGTAGCATTGTATCCTGTCTGTTGTATTCTATAAACTTTTTAAAGTCTTTGTTATACAACTGATCAAGTGAACCTTCGTATTCAGTCTTCTTTTCACCAACTTCCATTTCACCAATTGCATCTAGTTTATAACTATGACGAGATTCGTAATTGTATTTCTTATAAAGTTGCAGATAGTCTAAGTGAATACGACCAACTAAGTCAAACGTTTCTTCTTCTTTACCAAATCGTTCATACTTACGTTTCTTAGGATACTGTCCAAGCAAACAAAATCTACGTGTATCATCTTTCGACATCACACGTGTAACACGATTGACCATATACGGAATATCATATCCCTCTGAGTTCCAACCCGATAACACATCAGCATCTTCGATTAGTGAGAAGAATGCATCAAACAATTCTTTCTCTGTTCTAAACAACATTGTATCAGGGAACTCTGCAATTGCTTCTTGTGCAGTCTCATACGTCATATGCTTAGGGGGAACTGCTAGACAGACTAATTGATCAAGCCAGTCTAAGTATAAACTTACAGCAGTTACAGGATTAAACGGATCACTTGGAGGAGAGAATCCTCTACTAGGATCAAAGTCAACCTCAATATCAAAGAAACACGTATGCAGTTTAGGGGCATCAACCTTTAGATAGTTTTCACTAAGACATCTAAAGACGATCGGAATGTCTGCTTCAAAGAGACGTTTCTTACCGTGGATGCGTTTTTCTTTCTCCCACTCTGATTGTTTACGTGACGAGAACTTTTTAACGGGTGTACCATATAGTGAACGATGCTTACCTTTATTGTCTTCATAGTATAGAACATAGTTCGTGGGATATTCTTCATATACCCTTTCACCTGAAGGACTGCGTTCTACGACATGAATTCGTTCCGCAGTTTTATCATGTATTGCATCGACATATGACATTAAAGAGTTCTACCAACTGTCTCCAAGATATCGTTCAGTTGCTCATGGTCAGCATTCGTATCAGTTAGTTTGCTTTTGTATGCAATTCTGATTGCTTTCTTAAGAATAGAAGGCTTGATCTCAAGTTCTTCTGCGATTGCTTTCACAGTATCACTGAGTCCACCGTTAAGTGTCTCTACTTCTTGCATTACGCCTATGCCTTCGTTAACAAGTTGCTTCATTTTATTAACTTGCTCTGGATTAAAATATTTTGCTGCCATTATTATCTCCTATGATTAAATGTAAATCTATATGCATAGTATACAGGATAACCCGTACACTGTCAAGGGTATATTTACCCGTTTCTATCATCATCATTTTGATCGATGATCTTTTCTAATAGAGTGAGCGGTGCACCCTCTACTTTAGAATAGTATAGCAATGCTTTAGTGTCTTTGGGCAAACAATGTCCACCGAATCCAAACATACCGTCTGGCCCAGGTACTTGCATATGACTGTCACCTACTCTTGGGTCACGTTTCAACATATCTGTGAACTGCTCCCATGTAGTCTCAGCACTGCTTGATTGGTGTAGATGAAATAACTCATTGAAGAATGATACTTTCGTTGCTAACCAACTGTTAATTGTGTATTTGATTAGACTTGCTGATGTCAAGTCTGTTTTGAATGTGGGTACGATTTTAACTTTGCTATGATTAATATATGCTTGTTCTACTTCAATGCAGTCTTGTAACTCTCCACCTAGTATCTGCATGTTAGGATTAATGAAGTCCTGTACACTGTTTGCTTCAGTTAAAAACTCAGGGTTGTATACTAGTCGTAAGTTGCTATAAAGTGTCTTAAACTGCGTTAGATGATGCGGAGTGATAGTAGATTTGACTACTACAACACCTTTGTATTCTAACTCAGATAATTCTCGTAATATTGTACGTGCTATGTAAGTGTCTACATCTAAGTGTGAGTCTTGCTGAGGAGTCGGAACACATACAAATGTGATTTCTGCGTCCCACTTAATTAAGTCTTGTATCGTATTATCTGTAAACTTTGGGTCTACTATAAATTGTTCAGTGTCTGTGACAAAGCCACGTTCTACTGCTGAGCCGACAAACCCAGTACCGATTATTCCTAACTTCATACGTTTCCTTTAATTTTCTCTACTAGATATTCTTCTTCATAGTTTGGATCACCATGATATGTAGGAGCCTTTGCAATTGCTTGATCAACTCTCATTTTGATTTGCCAGAGTTTCTTTTTCATGTCTGAACCCGTGTAACCACAGTTCCTTTCATGCAACATCTCATACTCTAGTTCCCAGATGATGTGTAATGCTTTCTCTACTTCAGGTAATATCATGTTTTCTATTATAATATTTAATGCAGATTAAGTCAAGCAAAACATTTCCCAAAAGCATTTTATGATAAATAATAGTATGAGAGCCCATCAATTTATCACAGAATCCCCGCTTAAAGACTTGGAAAACAGACTTCCAAAGATTAAAAGCGACCAATACAATGTAGACGAAAAAGGTAAAATCTATCGTAATGCCAGAGATGCCGCTAAACAAGCACATAAGGCAAGAGAGCAATTAACTGCATCTGATGAAATGTTTGCTGATGGCTTAAACATAGAAGATGAAGTAACAAAGGCCGCTCACTGGATGGGAGATGTTTTAAAAGTAGAGAACATGCCTAAAGTATGTCTGAGTTATGATACTGAAGAAGCACAAGACGGACATCATACAGGTAGACACGAACTCGGTTCTGATGAGATTTGGGTCTATGGCAACAGAAACTTAGTTGATATTCTTAGAACAGTATTCCATGAATTAGTTCATATTCGACAAGGAGAAAAGGGCTTGATTACACCTAACTCAAGTTACCCGGGGTCTCCTATAGAATCGGAAGCAGATGAAATTGCTGGCAAGTATATCAAAATATACGGTGAGCAGAATCATCACATTTTTCAATAAACTTAAACATAAATTTACAGAACATCCATACTCTATGGGTGAAACGTATGTGGAACATTTAATTCATGCGTTATACTATGGAGCAACTATGTTACTAACGGGAGTTGCAGTTATTATACATGCATTTTTTCCGTTTATGTTTACTTCTACAGGCAGTGATCTTGCAAAAGAAATCTGCAAAGACGTTGATACGAGGAAAGATACATGAAACATTTAATTGACATTCACAAGGAAATGACTTGGGCAGTGCAACGAAAGTTTAATCTGTCTGATTATGCTATGCTATGGATATCATTTGCTAAAGGAGTTGTTATGACTCTCCTTTTCTTAGCAATCGTATAAATTCTTTAGACTTTTCAGTACGAACACCTGTAACTTGTAATGTTATACGAGGATGATGCCCTGCATTTGCTGTTGAGTGGGGAACGTCTTGCCATTTAAATGTAGTTACATCACCTGCTTTCCAATGTTCAAATGTATAGTTACCATAACTAAACCATTGACCGGGTCGCCAATCAGATAGTTGAATCATATAACGTTCTACAGTATCTGGATCTTCAAAGTTCCATTTCTCTAACTTGTCCATATGCAAGTTCCATACTTGACCTGGATTCTGTACATGAATTCTAGTCATCATGTCATCTAAGCCAAA